AGTCGGTTTTTCTGATTGACGTTGCCGCCCTGGTCGATATGAAAGTCCTTCGGGAGCTGGACCCCCGCTTCGCGCAGCCGATCCTCTAACGCGCCCTGTTGCCCGCGCGTCAATTTCACGCCGCGGCCGGTATCCACCAAGCCGTTCGCGCGGAGAAAGTCCTGGTAGATGGCGGACTGGCGCATTTCGCGGTTGAACGCATCGAGGTCGCGCTCCGGCGTGTCGCGCGTGAACCCGGACACACGAGACAGCGTGGACGCTGATGGCGGCATGGTTAGTTCACTCCGTTCTGGACCAAGTCCTGCCCCCACGAGATCCGCTTCGGCGCCGCGCTGCCGCCGTTGGTCCCGAAGATCGACAGGGCGCGGTAGAGGTCCGTCGAGGCGCCCGGGAGATTCGACGTCTGCGAGACTTCCGTTCCGCCGTTGACGGAGAAGTACGCCGTGCTCCCTGATTTTCGCACACGGAGGCGGTAGCGCGTGGAGACGGCGATGCTGGCGACCGCCGCCGTGACCGCCTGGGTCGTGCCGTCACGGGTCACGCCCACCCAGCCCGCATCGCCCGCGACGGTCGAGTACCGGAACCCCATGTAGTGCCCGCCCCCGGTATCGGCGTTGGCGAGCACGCCGGTACTGGACAGGACGATCCAGATCCGGCATTCCGCCAGATCGGCCCCGGTTTTGAGGATGACATCCCAGGTCGGGTCCTGTTGCGCTTGGCAGCCGTCGGTGGCCGACCCATGCACGAACCCGCCGCTCCCGCTGCCCACGCCGCCGACGCGGACGTAATTGCCGGTCGCGTCGTTATCGTTCACGGCGGCGTCTGACGCCGAGAGGATCGTTAGGGTGTTCGCGGCCAAGCCCCGAATGACGGTCGTCGAGGCGCCGGACGCGCGCGACCCGAAGAACTGCCGCCCGACATGGTAGCCGACGAAATCGCTCGCGAAGCTCCCGGCGGCGGGATTCACCGCGCCCACGGGCGCCCAGCCCTGCAGCTCGGTTGACCCGGAGGACCGGCAGATGAGCAAGAGGCTCTGCTGGGGCGCCAGCACGAAGTCCTGCGCGTTGGGGAAATAGAACCGGTTGTGGGCATCTGACGCCGCATCGTCGTGCGCGAGCGTGATGTCGCCGGTGGGCGCCACGTTCGTGTTGAAATTCACCAGCAGTAGCAGCCGATACCGGCCCCACCCCGTCTCGAGGCCCGTCACCCGCACGCCTGTGGTCGCCACCTGCACCTGGAGGATGATGGCCCGGTCGATGCCCGCCGGCGCATAGTTGTGTTCTTGGGCGGCAAAGGTCGTCGCCAGGAGCGTGCCCCCGGTCGTCGCCTCGTTGCCGGCCAAGAGCCACGGCCCGCTCTGCATCTCGAACCCGGTCTTGAGATCCAGGATGGGGACGGCGTTGTCCGAGGCTGGGCTGCGGGTGACCTGCCCCGCGAGGCTGTCCGCCGTGATGGCCCGATGGACCCCGGTGTCCACGTCGTGCTGCACGCCGAAGAGATCGCGGAGGGTCGCGATCTCCCCGCGGCCGGCGCCGCCCGCCGCGACCATGTGGTCGAGGAGGGGGTAGGCCGGGGTCAGGTAGAGCTGCCACGGCTTGGTCACCTTCCCCGTCTGGAGGTCGATGTACGGATGCTTGAACGGCGCGTAGTTGACCGTGGTCGGCATCAGGCCCCCGCCGACGCGCTCAGGCCGGGATAGGCCCGGAGGTACGCATCGAGAATCACGGCCTTGACGGGTTCGTGGACGACGACTTCGAACGTGCGCGCGAACCCCGACCCGAGGGTGAACCACTCGACCCGCGTCTCGTACTCGCCGATCTTCCCCAGGCTCTTCGGCAGTTCCCTCGCCCACGTGCGGCCGTGGTCGTGGCTGTACCGCAGGACGATCTGCGGATCGTAGCCGGCCGTCCCGTCGGCGACGCTGAGCCCCACGCCCGTTTCGACATCGAGCGCGAAGTACGGATAGAACATCCGCGTGTGTTCCTCGTGGAGATGCGGCGCGCGGCGCAGGCGTCGGACAATCGTCCCGGCATCGGTGTAGAGATCCATCCGCTCGCGATAGATCGTGCCGTTCTCGCGCGACCCGATGAGGTGGAACCCGAACGCCTGGCCGTGGCAGTCGCCGCGGTCCCGGTCGTAGTCCCCGGCATCGGAATTCCAGAGCCCGAGTTCGTGCCACACGCCCACGTCGCGATTGAGCACCCACGTCCGATTGCCCGTCGGGAGTTGCAGCACGTAGAACCGGCCGACCGAGTTGGCGTAGGCGTACCCGCGCGCATCCCCGAGGGTCGTCCCCGCTTCCGCCAACCGCTCGAGCGCCAGATTGATCGCGGGCGTGCTCACCATGCGGGGGCTGTAGTCGGTCGCCTCGAACACCGCCGGAGACCCCTCGCCCACGCGCCCGAGCCAGAGCATGCCGTGGTCGCTCGCAATCGAATCCGGGGCGAGGCACCCGATGTCCACTTTCGTCCCACGCATGGGGGCCAGCGGGAACGACGGGGTCCCTTGGTCCACCCAGATTTCGAGCGACCGGCTCCCGAAGGTCCAGAGGTCGCGCTCGTCCGCCTGGACGGCCAGGAGATTGTCTGAGCCCGTCGACCGGATCCCCACGTCGAGCCCGTCCCACAGGAGGCCGTCAAACGAACTCGAGAGCCAGAATTTCGAGGTGTTCGGCTCCGCGACGACGAAATAGCCGTCCACGAAGGTCGCCGACCGGACGCCGACCGGGAACGCGGGGGCGGTCACCTGCGCGAACTCGCCCGTGACGAGGTCGTAGATCCAGCCGCGGCCGCCGCTCACCGTCAAGAGTTGGTGGCCCTGCTTCCCGTTCATCACCATCCACGCGCGATCCTGGCTCATCTGCACCGTGCCGAGACTCGATGACGTGCCGTTGGCGAAGATTTCGTAGAGCGTGTCGCCGCCGACGGCGAACGCCCGGCCGTCCTGGTGGTACAGGCCCCGCACCGGCCCGTTCGCCAGCGTGAGATGGACGGACCGTCCCGGCGTCGGGTACAGCGCGCTCGGCGTCTTCGCCCCGCGACTCGACGCGCCGATCGGCATCCAGTTGATGGTCCGCTCCCGGTTGAGGTTCTGGGAGTAGACCTCATCGCTGCCGCCGATGAATTCGGGGTACTTCACGACCCGCTCCCGGTCCGGGTGTCGTAGGCGCCGCCGCCCCGCCGCGACCGCAGCCCAGGGTCCAGCCGCGCCCGCAACGGTTCCGGATTGATCGTCGCCAACAGCGCGAGCCCTTCGACGGCCAACCGCCGCACGTCCTCCGGCACCGGCCGATCCCAGGCCGGCGCCAATTCCACGGCGAGGTTGTATTTCAGCGCCTTGGCGTAGCCGGGTGGGAGTTCGTACTCCGTGTCGAGGGTCGCGGCCTCACCGAGCGCGGTGGGCGTATAGAGCACGACGCTACAGGTCGCGACCGTGGGGATCGGATAGATGAGCACATGCCCGCGGTCGTTGGCGTCGATCGTCTCGTCGTAAAAGAGACCGCTCGGACACGGGCTCGTGAGGCTCTTCATGCGGATGTCGGCCCACCGCTGTCGGCTGAACACCTCCATCGGGAGTTCCACCTGCTGCGCCGCCGCGAGGGTGTTGTCGGGAATCGCGCGGGCGTGGTCGATGAAGACCGGGCGCGCTTGGTCGAAGTCCCCACCCGAGCCGATCGAGTAGGACTGGGTATTCGCCGTCATGGCGTACGCGGTCCG